CATGTAATCGGCCCGATTGGTCAGCATCAGATCGGCGATTCGCTGCCAATGGGATTTCCACGTCCCCCGCTCGCCTTCCAGGCGGTCCCACAGTTGAATTATCGCTTTGGCTTTGTCTTCCATCACGACCCCAACAACACTTTTTTCTGCACCGGCGCTTGGGATGTATCGCCCAATCCGCTGGTCAACAGGGTTGATCCGCGCCCCGCCGCGCTGGCTTGTGCGGACGCTTCGGCGGCGGCGGCGGCTTGAACGGTAGGATCTGTTGGTGTGGGCGGCGGCGTATAGGTCGGCGTCGACACTTTCGGGGGTCCGGTGAAGATCGAGGATATCGCCTGAACGAAACCGCCCATCACCCACCCCATTCATCGAAATAATCGTTCAGTCTCGGCAACGACACCGGATAAAGCGGAGGCGTTCCGGTCACAGCCAGAATTTGTTCTTGGGTGAGCGGCGCTTGGGCTTGGGCGTTCCAAGCCGCGAACAATCCGTCGACCATTTCCCTGGTCGGAACGATTCCGGCCGGTAAAATGCTGTCGATGTCCAATGCCGGTTTCGCGCTCATCCCAAACCAACCAGGTTGGTCGCCGTGGTGTTGGTGGCGTTGATGCCCTGGAACGCGACCTTCAAGACCGTTCCTGCTGGAACCGCGTAAAAGATCACCGGCGTGGTGGAATTGCGCGGGCAAAGCGCCACGTTTCCAGCGCCGCCCACATACAATGCCGAATACGGTCCTACGACCGTGTTGTCGGTTGGCGTGATGGCCGCGACGTTTTCATAAACTTCGGCGAGCTTGGCGGGAATGGTCTGATTTGGCTGGCTATAGCTCATGATGTCCTCATCGTCGCCGTAACCGGACCCTCGTTCTTCGGACTGGGATCGAGCGTCAAGAACGCCCGGTTGGCGCTATCGATGCCGATCACCGTGAAATAGCCGTTGTTCAGATTGGTCCCTTCGACCAGCAGCGGATCGTTGACAGCGAATGCCGCAAAGGTGCCGTTGGCAGCCGTCACTTCGCCCGAGGATGCGATAAAGGTCATCGCCGCATTGGCCAATTTACTCATTCCAACATCTCTGGTAAACGACTTGAACATCGCCGAGCCCGGCGGATGATTATTATGGAAATTCTGTTTGGAGCGCGTTCCCAGTTCTATTCCCATCTCAACCCGCCTTTTTCTTCGGATCGGTTCTTACGGAAAATTCGCCGCAGGACCGAGTCGTATCTGATTTTTCGATTGTTTCCGGAAAGCGAAAGCAAGCGCCCTTGGAGCTGGTAAACCGAGTATCCTTGGACTTTTCCCAATGGACGCATTTCTCGCAGGTATCGCCGTCGCTAAACTGGGTCATGCCGTCTTCCCGAACCGATGTGAGCCATCAGCCGTAAGAATTCAGCAGAGTCCGCGATTCGTTCAACGGCCAAGATGTTGCATCTTCGTCTAATGTGTTGCATCTTGCGCCCGACATGTCGTTTGCTTCTCTGGCGTAGCGCCATAATTGCGAACGATTGCGGTCATAGACGCGCTCCAGAACCTTCCATGGAACGCGCATCTTCCGCGCCGCAGCCACTGCGCGACCGACCTGCAGCCGGTCAGTCAAGGAAAGTTCACCCCGTCTTCCCGCCATTTTTCACGCCCTCTTAAATGCTTGCCAGTCGTCGACCGCCTGCCTTGGCAACGGTTTTCCCCACTCTCCTTCCCGGCGGTTCATCACCGCCATATCCTCGCCACCACCCGACAGCATGTATTGCAGTGCGTCATGCGGATGGCTGTATTCGTTCTTGTCGGGGGTTTCGTCGTACTTCTCTTCTTGTCCGGCATGGATTTTCCGAAATTTATATCCGCTGTTGAAACCCTCGCGGATCATCTCACACCGTGTACTGACCATCAGGCCGGGCCTGCCGTCGATCAGCCTCGTCAACGGCAACCGTACCGCCTCCAATCGCCTAGTCAGTGCGTTGCTGGGGGCCGGTCGAATGCGAATCCCCAATTCATGGGCGACGATTTCAATCCACGAATGTTCACCGGCGGTCTTGTCCACTCCGACCGCCGCCGCCGGATCGGCCCACCCCGCCACAATGTATTCCGGATACCGTTCATGAAGAAGCGCCGCCAGGCGCTGTCCGAACCTTTTGGCGCCGACCCCCGGTTCGCTGGTCAATTCGTCCAGCAGGATCCAACATCCGTTGATGGTCTGTTGACCGATCACCGCCGCTGGCGTCAACCCGGCATCCAAGCCGATCACCAACGGACGGCCCGGAATCGGCTCCAATTCGCCGTCAGCACAATGAAGCACGTCGTTGTATTCCGGATAGATCGGCTTTCCTGCCCGAGAATATCCTGGTTTGTTTTCCAGCATCCGGGCGATGTACCAGGCCTCTTGCCCGATCTTCTGATCTTGATAGTAATTCTTTGGTAATCCCCCCAAGTTTTCAGCTTCGGGCGAAAACCCACTGGGAAGACGGTAAAGCTCGACGCCCTCGGGCAACGTCTTGCGGAAAAAATCCTGATACACCCACGACGACAATTCCGGCGCGTTGCAATCCATCACCACGCCGTGCCAAGTAGGTCCGCCATCTTCCATATCTGGATAACGACCAGCTCGACCCTGACCGAACGTATAAACCTCACGTGACAGCAGATTGGCTTCCGACAAAAACAGCATGGTCGGTTCATAGCCGCCCATGAAGGATTCTGCATCCAGATCGCCGATTGCCGCGAATTCGGCGATGAATTGAACCGCTGTTCCGTCTCTTAGTTCGAAGGTTATATTATGGGTCGCTGGCGCGTCTTTCGACCCGACGAACGTCCCTATGTCTTGCGGAAACCGTTTGAACCAGGTCTGCAACGTCGTCTTCCACAGCTGGCGATAGGTTTCCCTGATCACGCACAGCTTGAATTGACGCGCCGGGACCATCACCCCATTGCGGTTCCTGACCTTGTGTCGCTTCGACGGCTGTTGTTGCTTGGCGAACTTTACCGCCTTCATAAACACCGAAGTCGTTTTCCCCGACCCCAAGGGACCGTTAAGAATGATCGTCCGCGCTTGACTTGCCATGAACCGCGCCGATATCGGCCCTGGTGGTTTCCAGCCGATGTCCAAAGTCTCGCTCATCGGCCAAACCCCAACCCGTTGGGGCTTGATCCAAAATTTTCGCGGGCTGAATTCCCCAAATCGGCAAAAAAATCCGGTGCCAGGGGGGCGCACAGGCGTTCGAACGCCAAAACCGGGGTACCCCCCCCGGCCGGAAATTTTTTGAGCACAGGAATGTCTATCCGCGAGAATGACAGGCATTTCAAGGCGTTAACCTGCCGTGCGCCATTTCGTGCGCCATCGGGACCGCATGTTCCGATCATGTTCGCTCTCCGTTCACGTCGATAATGTCGATAATCGGGCTGTCGCTGTCGTCGTTGTCGACCACAGGATGGCCGTCGTTGATGGTCAGGAACACGGTCTTGGTGTTGCTGACATCCACCGCGATCGCTTGCTTTTGGTGCAGGTACGGCGCCAGGCATTCGGCTGCGCGAATGATTCGGTCGAGCGCTTCTTGCGGCTTACACCCCAATTGCTTGGCCAGTTCCAGCGGATCGGCGGATTGCAGCCTGGCCAAAGTGACCAGCGGCGACCGATGGCGCGCCAGGATGTAATCGCGAAACTCGCGTGTCGCCCGATTGATCGCGCCAGCCGGACGGCCCGCGCCACGGTTCGCAATGACCTGATCGTCCGCTTCGTCTTCGATCAAGGCCGGACCGCTGTCGCCCAACAGCATCAATTGCACCGGCGCAGTCGGCAGCTGACCGGCTGTCTCGCTTGCCGCCTCGCTCATCACTTTGCCTTTTCCACGTCTGGTTTCCATCGAATATCCGCCAATTTTTTATTCGCTTTTGCCGGTTAGCCCCGCGTTAGGTCCGCCGTTAGGCCTCTCAAACTCATCAAACCATTGAAATACATTGCTATTCTTTCTTCTTTATCTTGTTCCTAACCACCTAACCACCTAACCAATTCATTTATTCATGCGTATGCACACCTATAATAAGAGCGTCACGGTTAGGCCGTTAGGGCGTTAGGAACATGGTTAATGCATTGATATATAACAATAATAACCTAACGCTATCCCTAACCATCCCCTAACCCGTAGCAGCGGCACACGCCAAGCGCCGCGTTTATTGTGTTTGACATCAATGGGTTGGGGGTTGGGGGCAAAATAAGGGCGTCCTTAAGCGCGAGACGATTAAAGGGACATTGGGTCGGGGGAAGATCGATACGGAAGCGGCCCTTGACCCGTCTCATTCGCTTCATGCGAATGAGACGGGTCAAGTTCCGGACTTGTTGGTGTCGGGCTATCGCCCAGTTTTTTCGGCGTGATCAGATCCAACGGGATCAGCGTCCCTTTGACTTCGCCACCGATCCAAAGGGTTTTGCCGGGCACGAGAGCCCCGGGTAATCGGCGCATGGCCTGGACCCAAACGCCAAGCGTCCCCGAGCGCGAGCCCCAGTGGGTCTTTTCGAAGATGTGCGCCAAGCCCTGGTGGCTATTGGCCACAGCCAGGAATCGCTCGCCCATATAATCCATCAGCTTGATGCCGAAGGTTTGCAGCGCCCGGTTGGTTTTGCTAGCGACCTCCTTAGCTTCGTTCGTCTCGGATCGCGTGCTGTCGGTCATCATGGCCGCCTCAAGGATCCACCACCCGATAGTCCGCCGGTCGCCGCGTCCTTTCAGCTCGACCGAATAGGTCAGCAGATGGCTCAAGCAATGGGCTTCGTCGGTGATGTCGCCTTCAAGTTCCGCCAGATCCTCGGCAGCCAGCTTCGCGGCCAACTCCCTAATCGAATCGGTATCAGGCACATCGTCGTGCATCAGCAGATCGGCGCAAGCCAGCAAAGTGCCGAACACGTCGCAGCCGCGCCCCACATGGCCGACGTCGGCCAGCCCCTGACGATAGGCCTCCAACGTCTGCGGCCATCTGTGCCAACCGTCGACCAAGCGTCGGCGCAAGACTTGGCCGATCTTGTCCATTTCCGCACGGGAGAAAATGGGCGGTTTGGTCGAACCAAGCTTGCCAAGTTCAAGGATCGCCATACGCGAACGGTCTTGGCCCAGCATGGGAGGAACCAGGATCGAACTGAATGCCACGCACGACCACAGCATGAACGACGCAGCGTTGTGATCGGACCCGCCGCGAACGCCAAGAGCGCCCGAAGCCGCATTTCTGGCCAGCTTGACCAGGGCGTTGAGCTTGCGGTTGTCTTCCTCGGATTCGGCTTCGTCGATCGCCACCGGCATAGACGAATAACCAAGTGTTTGACGGATACCGGCTTCGGTGGCGTCGCCGGTGTGCAGCAAACCGTTTTGGCCGAAAACATACTCCATCAGCATTTGCAGAGTCGATTTGCCGGTATGTTTGCCGCCAGTCATCCACAACACCGGTCGCCACGGCAGAGCGCCGCCAAGCATCCCCGCGCCTATCCAGCCCAGCAACAGCAGCGCGTCCACTTCTCCGCGCCTGAAATTCCAGGTTTTCAGCAGAGTCAGCAATTCAGCCGCCGCTTGGCCGTCGCCCCACGGCGTCGATTTGTCGGCGGGGCGTTGGGTTTGGGGCGCGGACGGATAGACGAAGCCGTCGATTTCGCCGGGCTCTTCCCATTTGGCGCGGCCCTTCTCCGGAATAATCGACAGCCGCGAACCCAAATGCAGGATCAATTCGCCGTTTTGACCGGGCCACGCACCGGCGCCGCGCACCCGACCGAACGAGGACCACACCCCTTTGCGTGCGGCCGACGACATCAGCGCTTGGGCGGCCACCTCGGGTTTCCACCCCGTCACCACCCAATCGTTACCATCCTGCTTCATGCGCGGCCAGAACTCTTCCAGCAGATCGGCCTGATCGCCGAACAAGCTTGAAACTTTCAGCCGCGAATGATCCTTGTCCTTGACCTCGCGCAGCTGGCGGCGCTGATCCAGGTAGAAATAGAAATCGCCATAGATCCCCAACGGGATGACCGGACAACCTGCGGGCAGCGAGATTTCCGACTCTTCCTCGTGCGGCGGCGGTTGGTCGGGAGGTATGACCTCTTCTGCGTTGTCACGCATTGACCGTACATTATTTTGTCCATCTTTCACCATCACCCCACTCCCATTTCTTTATTGATCAGCACGTCGTTGGCGTCCTTGAACTGTTCTGGCGGTCGCGCCAATTTGACGCGCTTGCGCTGCGCCAAAAAACTGTTGACCACCTTGTCGAAATCGCGGGCGGCCTGGCTGTGGGGAGGATCGTTCTGTTTCCACAGCACCACCCCTTCAACTTGATCGGGCAGTCGGATGTTGGCCCAATTCGAAACCGAGATGGCCGCGATCACCCGCAATTCCGGATTGGCCAGGATGACCGACAGACCGTCTTCGATCCCTTCGGTGATATCCAACCAACAGGGCTGCTTGACCCGCGACAGCGGCGGATTTTTCTTGAGTTCGCCGGTTTCAGCATCGATTCGCACGCCTTTCCAAAGCGGAATGATGCCGCCGCGATATGAGCCCAGCGACATCTTGTTGGTGATAAGCGGAGCCTTGGTTACGCGCCCGTCAGAGTGAATCTGCAACCAGGTGCGATGGACAGAGATTTGCTTGCCCTCGTTGCCGACGATGGTGGCCACCATCGCGGGCCAGGTGCGATTGGTTTCGGTGTTTTTCAATTCCGGCGCATAGCGCAACGCGCCGACGCCGAATCCCAGCCCGGTCAGATCCAGGCCGCGACCGCGCAAATAGGTATCGACAGGAGTGCCCTTGATATTTTCCTGCGCCGATAGATAAATCCTGTACGCTGCGGCCCGTTTATCGGCGGCTTCCTTGGTCCCGTCCTCATCGTCGGCACGCTTGGCCGTTGCCGCATGGGTTTTCTTAAGCGCGTCCGGGTCTGTTCCGTCCAAGCCAAGATAGCCCTTGGCCCATTTGATCGCCTCGGTTTTGCTGCCGCCGAACAGGCATTTCGCCACCAAGTCCAGCGCGTCGCCCCGATCGCCCGACGAAAAATCCGCCCATACACCGGCGCGAGGACCTTTCAACCGCACCGCCAGCGACCGGCCTTTTTCGCCGTGTATGCTGCCGCATCGCCATTCCGGTCCCTTCGGCGGTGGATCGCGAAAACCGTTGGGCAACAATCGCGGCGCCAAATCTTCGATGCGATCGGCGAGTTTTTGGGCGATTTCATCAACCGGGATCAACTGGGCTCGGGGTGCTTGGGATTTTTTCATGGCCATTTCGCCCCACAAAAAAAGCCGGTAGAGGCAATGGCCACCTCTACCGGCAGGTTTTGGGAGTCACAATTCGGGTTCGATGCCGCCGTATCGACCCGGGCTTGTGGTGCCCGAACATTTATTGCCGCTGGATCCAATCGACCAGATCGCAGATCCAATCCGCCGTGACCCGCAACGCCCACGCCAACGCCAGCAAGCTCATGGTCAAGATCGGGCGCATCAATCCTTGGCTCCAAAGCGCCCTCCCGATAATTTGGCCAACCGCTGATCAAGTCCGTTCAGATCGCGCCTGATTTCGGTCAGTGTGCGGGAAACGTCGGCGTTGGTCGGCACCGGCAAGCCGGTCAGTTCGACCAGCAACAGCGGATCGGCCAGGGTGTTGGCCGCATCGATCGCATGGGATAGATGCGGTGGTTGACCGCGCAGCCAGCCGGTCACGGTACGCAGATCGCGCCCCAAATCCGTGGCGATGCGTTTGGCCTTGTGCGGTCCTGGATAGCGTTTGGCCAGTGCATCGGCCCACCGCGCCCCCGCCGCCGATTTCAAATCGCCGTCCCCACAGGGTGTGGAATTGTCACGGGTCGGGGCGCAAGGTTTGGTCATTGCGCAGCCTCTTTGTCGTTGAGTGATGGATGGAGCCCATAAAAATCGTTCGGAGTGACCTCCCCGTCGGTGACGGCAAAGATACGAAGCATGATTTCGGCTCGCGGAATCACGCCCTTGGTGGCATAGCGATGGACAACGGTGCCGTTGGCCACACCCAGCCTAGCGGCCACGGCATCGAACGTCATTTCACGGTGCTTGATCCATTCGTTGAGTGTCATGCCGACATCATTGTCGAAAACAGAAATATTCGTCAAGCCATAGCATGTCCATCTCAGTTATAGCACCACATGTCCGTTTCGGACATAATAACGATATGGCTACGAAGCGACCATCCAAACGATTGCCCAAATACGCCCTGAACCGGATTGAAAAACTCCGCAAATCACGCGGCTGGTCATTGGCTTTCCTGGCAGCCAAAATCGGAACGACAGATTCACAAATCCACAAACTGGAAAAAAGCCAAGTTAAATTGACGGACGATTGGGCGAAACGGCTTGCCAATGTTTTTCATTGCCGTTGGTACGAATTGTTTGAAGATGCGCCGGAACCATCCATGGACTCCGACACCCAACGCATGGTTGAAGTCTACACCTTATTGGCCGAGGATGACCGTCGAGCGGTTTTCCGGCACGCTGATTCGTTGTCGAAACCGCACACCGGACACGATCCAAAGAATGGAACGAGCTAATATTTTTTTTGGCAAGAGTACGGCCAAAAAATGATCGGATGATAATGTCTAAAATTTTAAGAATTTTAAGCCTTATTGTTTGTTTGTTTACTGTCGATTCCATGACGGATCAAGCCTTTGCCCGTGGGAATCATCATGGAGGGCAAAGACATTCCCACTCGTATCGTCTGCATTCTTCTCATCGCGTTAGCTGTGTAACCTGCGCCAGAAACCAGCATGGACGAATCAAACGCAGTTCAACAGAGGTTCGCCATTTCAAGCAACAAACTGGTTATCCGCATGGTCGCAAAGGCTATGTGGTTGACCATATCACCCCTTTAAAAAGAGGAGGGGCTGACAAAACCAACAACATGCAATGGCAAACCAAGCAAGCCGCCAAGCTCAAGGATAAAACGGAATGAACCCCGTTCATTTTGTGAAGGGGCTTTTGTCTTGGATCGGGATCGCAATGGCCAGTTTGATTCTGCCTCTCTTGGCTCTTTTCATACTGTTCATGGTAACGATCGGATTTCCTTTAAACTGCATTGCCATAGCATTCTACCTTCTGCAAGGTCAGAAAGATTTGATAGTTTTGCCTTTCATATTGCTTGGCATCCCGCTCTTTTGGTTTCATTTCGTCTGGCCTCATATAAGGCAACCAACCTTTGACGCAGCCGACGCTTTACGTTTGGCGCGGTACAAACGCGGATTTTAAGGCGCTTTCGTGCAGGTTCCCCAGCTTGACGAAACAATCGGCGCTGGCGTTGTCGGATCGACCAATTGACCGTCACGATATGTGCGCCCCGCGTACATGCCCCGATGGATTCGCACCACCATCACCTCTTCGGATTTCGGCGACAGCGTCACATTCCAAAGATCGTCTCTATAGGTGAACACGATCAAGGTGCGTCCGCCCGGGATCCGCATCGCCACCTTGCCGTTGGTGGCATAGCAGTTTTCCGGGCTGAAATACTTACGTGATTCCGCCCAATCCGGACAGAAATTGACCTTGTCGCCGTCGATCTGCATTTCGACCGGGATTCCGTCCAACCTGCAAACATAGCCCGGTCCGTCATAGAACGGATTGACCAATGTTTTGGCCAAAACGAATCCGGCCAGGGACATCGAGACGGTTTTGGTTACAATCATGGGCCACCTATCGGTTCAACGGTTCGATCCAGCATACAACCCGATTATTCATCACGCTATGATCAAAAAAACCCCACTCCTGACAATTCCGGGACAATCCACGAAAATTAAAATGTCTAATTCAGGCATTTTTCGCTTTACATAATATGCCTATTATGGAAATTTTATAAACCATCGCATCCCTTGATGGAGATTTAACCATGTCATCTACACTCGTTAAAAACGGATCACGTCAGAAAAGTCGCGGTCGTTGCGCCAACGGCGACGCCAACCCCGTCGACGTTCATGTCGGTCAACGCGTCCGCCTGCGCCGCACTCTTTTGGGGCTTTCACAGGAGAAATTGGGTGATGCCTTGGGGCTGACTTTCCAACAGGTCCAGAAATACGAACGTGGCGCCAACCGCATCGGCGCATCAAGGCTTTACGATCTGGCCAGGATTTTGGATGTCCCTGTGTCATTCTTTTATGACGAAATGACCGAACAGGCCAAGGATTCCAGTCCGGTCGGCATAGCACACGGCGCCAACGTGATGGGCCAAGTGGTGGAGCGCGATCCATTGGCCAAGCGCGAAACCCTGGAATTGGTGCGGGCCTATTACGACATCGCCGATCCATCCATTCGCCGCCGCGTCTACGACCTGGCCAAGGCTTTAAGCGGCCTTGCAACCGATCCTCACCACGTCGCGGCATAACCCGGATGAGTGCCCGCGTTGAAATCCGCGATTGCGGACCCGTGGTTATCGCGCCGCTGTCCGAATGGAAGCTGGCTGGCCGGTTCATTCTGGCCAGCTTTTCCAGCGGTCAAAATCAAGACGACGACCCATTGTTGACCATGGCCGGTTTAAAAGACCTGGCCGAAGCCCGCCAGTTGGCCGAAATCGTCAATGAACTTGTCCAAGACGCGAACCCGGTTCGCGTCCAAGCATAAGGAGAAATCATGGCACGCCCTCAAACCATTCCAGAAGACGTCATCGAGTCGATCAAAACCGCGCAAGGGTCTGTTTCCGCGATCGCCAACACTTTCGGCGTATCGAAAGCCACCGTATCGCGCATTAAAAACGACAAGGATCGGTTCGCCGCGACCGCCCCTTTCGCTCCCTCCTCCGCGCCATGGAACCAACTGCACCGATCCGCGCTCAATCCGCGCAAACAGTTCGATCCGGATGGTTTGCTTGGGCTTGCCGACAGCATCGCGGCCGAAGGCATTCACATTCCGCTTTTGGTAAGATACCGGCCGGATGGACCCGGCTTTGAAATCATCGGCGGCGAACGCCGACACCGCGCCTTCGAAATTCTGATCTTGCGTCAAGACCTCTTTGAGTTCGATCAATTGCCCATCAAACTGATCGACCCGTGCGACGACGCCCGCTTCCTGGAATTGGTGCTGACCGAGAATATCGCCCGGCGCGACATGACCCCTGTCGAGGAAGCCAATCTGTTCGCCGGACTGGTCGAACGCGGGCGCAGCACTTCCGATATCGGCCAAATTTCCGGGCTTGGCCAACGCGCCGTGCAAAAGCGACTGAAACTTCTCAAGGATCTAGCGCCCTCCATTTTGCTGGAACTGGCCTCGGGCGGCATCACCGTCGAATACGCCAACGTGCTGGCCAGCCATTGTCCGCAAGACTTCCAGGGTCGCATGATGGACATGATCAGGAACGGCGGTTTCGACAGCGCCGACATGCTCGAAGATTACCTGCGCAAGGTCGTTCCCAACTGGATCGAACCTACGGTCAATCCACCCGTAGTCGAGACGAATACAGACTCCTTTCATAGTGACCAAGTTGTCAAAACCCTTGTCGATCATGAAAACCCAACCGCACCGTCTTTGTTCGCCGAAGACGCCATCGAAGAACCAGCCCCTCCTCAAACGATTAAGCCTTTCTCGTCTATCAACATCGGTCACGAGCAAAAATGGCCGACTGAAGTGGCGCTGGTCGGCCTTTTATGGAAAGGCAACCGGTTAATCCGAATCCACACCAGGAACCGATCAACCGGCGAACGAGTGTACTTCGTCCCCGAACAAACCGACATCGAGGACTTGATTGCCGTTTCCTCAGAAGCGCCGGAGTGACGGCCATGGCGACAGCGCTTGAACCGAAAAGCTGGCGATCCATCGGTCTGCAAATGGGCTGGGAAAAGGCCAAGCTGGACGAAATCGACGGCAAGCCCCTGGGCGTCGAACGACACCCGGCGCCAGCCGGAGCCGACCCCGAATTCGTAGAAGGATTCCGCGAGGGATATATCCGTTGCTGCGAAGATCAACCCGTTGGACTGGAGCTTTGATCATGGCGACACCCACTACCCTTGCCGATGATCTGTTGATCGGTGCCCAAGCCATCGCCGAATATATCGGCGTCGACCGTGCCCAAGTCTACAAACTGTCTCATTTGGGATACCCGGCCATCGTCAAAACTCCGGGCTTGGGGCTTACCGCCCGCAAATCCGCACTCGACACCAGCCTTGGGCGTTCTGCCTCGACCACCACCAACCACGAGGCGGCGCAATGACCGCGCCGGTCGACCATCCCTGTTGCGTGTGCGGCGATCCGTTCGCGAGCTTCGGCGTCGGCGTGTCGTTTCTGCGCGGCATCGCGGGCAAATGGTATTGCCGCGCCCATCGGCCCAAGAAACGCACCAGCGTTCGCTGGACACCGTTGACCAAATCAGCCGCCCCGCAGCCTCAACCCGCAGCCAAGCGAGGATCGCTGCTGTGATTGGCCCCTATCCACCTGCGCCGCGGCTTCGCCGCGAACTTATCGAACTGCGCGTTACGCGCCCGCGTCCGAGGCGCTCCGGTTCGCCGGACAGTATCGGCGACTCCCAAACTGCCGGGCGGGTCGAAAACGACCCTTGCGGCCTGCCCGGCTTTTTTTCAACAGGAGATTGAACATGACCATTGAAAGATTTGATGGCTGTACAGGCGAAGCATACAAAAAGGCCACGCGCGGTTACGGAATGGTTTTCGAGGAATTCGGTCCACCGGCTACCGGCAAGACCAGGCGCGCCAATGCACTGGCTGAAATGCTGTCGATGCAAGGCAAGCGCGTTTTGATTGCGGACGACCTTCCCGGCCACGATTCATACCCCGGCGTCCGTGTGTTCGTCAAAAAAAATAAACCAACCCATTCATATCCGCGCCGCGGCTTCGCCGCGATCTGCGCGAACCGCGCCGGGCGGCTTCCCGGCTAACAAAGGAGTAGTCATGTCTGAAAAAATCAACCCTATCGCCATCCTGGTTTTGCAACGCGGCTGGGTGGCCGTCGGTAAAATCGACCAGAAAGGATCACAGGTCACGCTGACGGACGCATCGATCGTGCGAAAGTGGGGGACCACGAAAGGTTTGGGTCAAATCGCCAACGGCGGCCCGACCAAGTCTACCGTCCTTGACCCTGTCGGCACCATTTCCGTGCACGAATTGGCCATCGTCATGCGCATGAACTGTAACCAGGAAAAATGGGCGGTCGATCATGCTGTCGCCGCTTAATGCACCCGACCCAGCTGCTTTCGGGCAGAGGTTAACCGGCTACGGCTACGGCGACGGCGGCGACGGCGACGGCGACGGCGACGGCGACGGCTACGGCTACGGCTACGGCTACGGCTACG